CGCCGACTCCGCTAAAAGCAATTGCCGCTGAAATTGAAACCCCGTTGGTAGTTACAGTCTTACCTGTGGTAGTAGTATTAAATGTAATTGTTCCAGTAGCTGACCAAACAGTTCCAGCAAGCAAACTCATGCTTCCTCTAATTAACAAAGTACCCGTGCTAGAAAAAGTGACAATGCCAGCAGATACAGTTATGTCAAGGCAACTTAACGAGCCTGTAAGCGTTACGGTGTAAGTTCCAACTTGGTCAAAGAAAACAGCGTCCGCTACGGTTGGTACAGACGCGCCGCTAGCACCGCCAGAGGATGCGCTCCAGTTTGTTGTGGATGACGTATTCCATGTTCCCGTGCCACCGACCCAATAGCGGTTTGCCATGCTTTACTCCGCAGGAGCCGTGATAACAGCAATCCAGTTATCCAAACGCTGCTGTTTCATCGCCTCCAACTCGGCATCACTCAAGCCGTGGTCATCAGGAAGCACCAAGGCATCTCGGAACGTGCCGTAGGTTGTGTCAAATTCAAAAACAATGCTTACCATGTCATGCTCCTTATGCGGATGCTACGCAGCGCCATTTGCTGGTTGCTGCATTCCAGACAAAGCCTACATCCAACCGAGCCGTGGTGACCGTGGTTGTCGGAAGCGAAACTGTAGATGCTTCAAACGATGCGCCCCAAGTGATGGCAATAGCGCCTGTGCCGGTGATCGCAATCCACAGCTTTTGCCCATTTGTTGCTGTGCCAGTCAAGTTGGTGGTAAATGATGTAATTGCTACGGTCTGACCCGTAATCACCACTATGTCATAGTTGTTGGTGTTAATCGTAGGCGTTGCACTGTTGGCGGTGCTCGCCAATACCCGTGGTACAACCGCGCCGGTAGTGCTGGTGTTTTCGGCAAAGAACGATAGGTTACGGGGTATGCTCATGATTCAATCCATTGGCAAGTTTGTTCATCTAGAACATAGGTATCGCCGGGCTTGGGCGGTATGAAGGCATCCCTGTCAGGGTCATAGGTGTACCCAATCCCAGCGGCATTTTTACGGATTGTGGCGTTATAGGATGTTTGCTTCCAATTGGATTCACCAAACAAGCCAGTTAAAAACTCCACACCCTTGGCTTCAGACTCAAAGCCATCAACCAATAGTTCAGAATTATTAACAACAACAACCGTAGTGACTACGTTGTTTTCATCAAGTTTTGCAAAGTGTGCCATGATTAGAACGTAATAGAACCTGTGCCGGTAAATTTGTAGTAGCGGTATGTTGCGTCTGTTGTTACGGTGGGGGAGCCCGTAGTGGCTGATGCTGTAACAGCAAGCAAGCAGCGAATGCAAACAATTCCAGAACCCCCATTGCCACCAGTTGCTGATGTTGCTGCTCCTGTAACCCCAGCACCGCCGCCGCCTCCACCAGTATTTACAGTGCCAGCAGCGCCGTTATATCCAGCAGCCGTATTACCACCAGCACCGCCGCCGCCTGTTGCAGTTCCTGCCGTATTGCCACCATAAGCACCACCACCGCCGCCGCCAGCGTAAGTTACCGTTGCGCCGCTATATGTGCTAGATGTTCCCGCGCCGCCATTACCTCCAACACTGGTTGTTCCGTTTGAACCTACAGCACTAGCACCGCCGCCACCAGCGCCGCCATAAGCAAAGGGAGTTGTTGTTGCCCCTCCAGTACCACCCGTATTTCCTTGACCGGATGTTCCTGCGCCACCAGCTTTGGCGTACCCACCACCACCTCCAGAGCCACCAGCAAGTCCAACAGAGCCAGCAGAAGATGTTGCACCTCCACCGCCACCACCTCCGGTTGCAGTGATTGTTGTTATTCCTGTTCCACTAATAACAGAATTACCGCCACTTGTACCTTGCGTACCTGCAATTGGCCCTCCTGCCCCTAATGCACCTACGGTAATAGTGTATGAAACTCCCGCTGTTAATGCTAAATTAGTAGCAGTTAATAGCCCCCCTGCGCCACCACCACCACTAGCACCAGAATTAGTCCCCGCGCCGCCGCCTCCACCTCCAGCAGCAACTACCAAATAATCTACTAAAACCCCAGCTTTAGGCCAAGCGGTTGCTTGTAACCCCTGCATCACTTCATTAGAACGCCAAATACCAACAGCCGAGCCTGAGCTAGCAGTCGCCGCAGTAGCGGACATGATCGAACCTTTGTACCTCGTGGACATTAGGTAATTGCCTCATAGGATGCGGTTAATTCAATTGCAGATGCTGTACCAACAGTCACCACAATAGACTGTGCTTCACCAAGATAAAACGCAGTGCTTTTGTCAGCAACAACAATAGAAGCATTTACCGGCACAGGCACTTGGTACACAAGGCGATAAGCAGTTCCACCACCCGCCGCAGCACTATTAATTGATACGGTTACTGTAGCCGTCGATGCAGTGACATTAGATGCAACAATGTTGTCAATTTTATTTACCGTACCCGCAGCCGGTGTAAGCGCAGTCCAAGTTGTAGCCGCCGTTGTAGACGGAATCAAATAGTTAGTAGTTCCGTAAATTGATGTTACGTTGACGATATTCGGGTTTGCCATGTTTGTTCCTCAATAACCAAAAATCATCGCCATTGCGATACTCTTGCCAGTTGTTACGCCAGTCACCGAAGTGGTGATAACCAATGCTTCCACAATGTCGCCCACTGCGCAAGCAATACCAAGCGTAAAGTCTGTGCCGCTAGTAGCAGTGTAATCCGAGGTAGCCAGCAAAACACCGTTTACATAAACTTGGAGATAGCCTACTGCGTAGGTAACTGTGAACGCTGTCTGTCCAGCCGTAGCCGTAAATGATGTCCGGGTATATGCGCTACCACTAGGAGCGGAAGAAGTCCAAGCTGATCCATTGGAGGTTAAGACATTACCATTTGTTCCGGGAGAGCTAAGTCCCGTACCACCGTTTGTGGCTGGCAGGATAGAGCTATTGGTCGCTGTTAGTACCGTGCCGTCGGCGTAGATGGAACGCCCTGCTGGATAGGTAACAAATACGTCTTTGGTTCCAGCCGACAGGGTAACCGCAGTACCGCCATTACTAGATGCAAGGATCGTATCGCGGGATAGGGTTGTACCGGATACGGTGTATGTGCCAATGCCTACTTCCCACTCAGAGCCAGTTTGGCCTGCAATGGTGTAATACGTTGTATTGGCGTTGCCTACCGCTGCAAAAGACTGATACCCAGTAGATGCGCCTAATAGCGTTACTGTCCCAGTACCCGTTGTGGTAGTCGTTTCCTTAACGCGATCTGCTAGTACAAGCGCCATTTTTCATCCTATGTTTCTACCAACACCCAGTTTGCACTTTCTGAATTATCAATTAAGGCCCAGCCTGCTGTTTGTGTGTTTGAAATATTCTGCCAGTCTGCATTTTGGCTATCGTCAATCAAATTCCAGTTAAGCGCAACAATAATTCCAGCAGCGCCGTTTGCTTGCACCCCCGTCAGGAACTTTACAAAGTCTTTATCAACGTCCCCAATAGTACCTGAAGCCTGCATCCCAGTCAAAGCAAAAGAAATGCCTTTAACTACACTACCTACCGCTCCCACAGCCCCAACGCCGGTCAAGGCTACCGTGGCGTTTACCCCAACAGTTCCAACACTACCAACTGCTTGGTCGCCTATGTCTGGCTTTATCAGACTGTATTCAACCGTACCTACCGCGCCTGAAGCTGCAACCCCGGTAAGGGCAACTGCTATTGTGGCATTAGCTACCGTGCCAACAGCGCCTGTAGCTGATACGCCGGTTAGCGCGACTGTCGAAGTCGTAACTATTCCTGCCGAACCCTGCGCCTGAACGCCAGATAGCGCAACTGAACTGCTCGGAATTACTGTACCAACAGAGCCGTTAGCCTGTACCCCCGTTAGGGTGACGGAAACCGATGCCGCCCCGCTAAGACTAGAGAAGGGGACATCTGAAAACGCTGATATACCAAACATGGCTTACGGCATACGCCGCCTCTGTTTAGGTTGTCGCTAAGCGAATCAGCGCAGTGGTCGTAGTACTAGCAGGCATAGTTAGCGTAAAGGTTCCAGCCGTAATACTCTGTGAACCAAACGTGTGAACGCTAATAGCCTTATTGCTCTGGGTAGAGTTGTAGATTAACACTGCATCAAATGCAGTTGCCAGCGTAACTGCTGTGTAAACAATACTAGCCGAAGGTGTCCAATACCCTACGCCCGCTGTGGAGGAGGCGTTGGTAGATGTGGGCGCATTAGCATTAGTTACCGTCACGCCGCCAGCCGTATACCCAGAACCAGATACTTCACCAGTAGCCGAATATGCAGTAGTACTAGCGTTGACCGTAGCTGATGCCAAATACAACGCAGCTTTCACCGTGTCGGTAGTAGGCGCTGTCAAGCTGCCACGCGAAACAATAGTGGAAGTGCCAAGCTGGTGCTGACCCAACATCAGTTCACTAAGGAACGAAGTAACCATGCTCTGTGTGTTCGCCATAATATTTCCTTAAAAAGATGCTGCCACGCCACCAGCAAAAGTAGGCATTTTCTTGAGCGTTACATGTGCTGATCGGTGAACCAACTCGCCATCCAGCCAGTATTCCACCCACGTTGTAAACTCATTTTCATCATCAACCGTGCCTTCCCGCTTCTCAAGCTGGGAATCATCCATATCGCCTTTGGTAGTGGTAACTATCAATTTGAACTCCTGATAAGCGCAGTGGTTGATGTATTGGCGGGCATGGTGATTGTAAACGTGGTGGTCGATGTTTTGTCAGACCCAAAATCCAAAACCGCAATTGATTTGTTGCCCTGCGTGACGTTATAGATCAAAGCACAACGAGCCGTCAAAGCAGCAGACCAACCTACATTATCCCAACTTACGTAAGCTACAGAGCCAGAAGAACTAATGGACACACCGGTCATATCCGTACCGCCAGCCGTATATCCAGTAGCAACCACTTCATCGGTAGAGCTGTAAGCTGTAGTAGTTTCATTCAAATTGGCATTACCCGTGTACAGCGCAATATAAATTGTGTCCGTAGACAAATTGTGGACAGCCTCATACAGCTCTTTTTTGAAGCTGGTAGTCTGAGTTTGAACTATGCTCATGTAACCGCCTGTCTGTATTGCCCACTACGGTACGCATCCTGACGCTCCATGCCATCACCCAGACGTTTGGCTAGTGCAAGGGCTTCCTTGTACTTGCCGTCATACAGAGCAACCAAATCTGGCTCCCCCTTCATAAAGGTGTACGCTTCTACAAGAGCGCCATACAGCAGCACGGTGTCAAAGTTATCGCCAAGCCACGTTGTGCTTGCAGTGGTAATTGACTCGGGGTAGTAGTAATAGTGGAGTTCGACAGAGTAAGCCGTGTCCGGTGTTGGGCCGACGATGAAACTCAACTCATTAGTTATTGTAGAGCTACTAACTGTTGGCCCAAATAACGCGTAGTACTTAGGAATGCCGGTATCAGTTGAACTTGGGTATGCCTCACGAATGTAGTTGACATCCTTGTTAAGCAAAAATATGTAATCCCCGCCACCATACGGATACACCGCCAACGAATATGTAGCTAAAAAATCATCCGGGCAAGACAAATATTTATTGTTGATAGTAACCGTCCCGGTCATATTTTTACGCAACGATGGGAACTGCACCGAGTTGTAGATGCGTTGCTCGGCCTGTTCAATGAACCGGTTAATCTGAGACGTAGACGATACAGTAGACGAGTCTGCAAGGGTAACCGTTGGAAAATTGTTTTCCATGTAAGTCTGTATCGCCGACGAAAGCTCAGAGTAGTTCATGCCATCGGGCCTCGTGCCATTACGCCTTTAGTAGCGCAACCAGTACCACGAATTTTTATGCCGTCGGTTTTAACCATTTCATCCCCAGCAGACTTACTGTATCCACCAAGGGAAATATCGTTGGTATCTAGCTTACTGCGGTTTGGTTCTTTACCGGGAGTAGCGGAAATCTTCATGGCTTCGCCGCCCATCGTATGCGGTTTTGCATAGACGGTAGCGGGGCCAACTTCTTTGCCGCCTTTTTTCATACTGTATGCCATAACTTACCCCTTTTGGTTCATCGCACGGGACATGTTCTTACCGTACTTTTTGCGATCCATACTGGTAGGGCCACCTTTTTTCATACCTTTGGCATGCATGCGGCTTTCGTGACCCTTGACCATTTTCGTGGCTTCAGTATCAGCAATCTGCTTTACTTTTTTCGCGTCCATCATAAACTCCTATGAAACCGTTACCGTTACTGTACCAACACTTGTGGTTCCTACCAAGTAATTGGGCGTTAGAACCGCATCAAAACTGCTTGCCCCACCTACGGGAGCCCAGCCCCATTGTATTTCCCTAGACCCCCCAGAGGGGTACCCAAAAGCGTTTACATTGGCACTATTATTATCCACAATCTGCAACCCAGTTTGCCCAGCCATTAAATAACTTACATCTGGCCTTGGCTCCCGTACTGCTTGCGGGTCATTGACCGGATACATACCCAATTGCAATTGCGGATGGTCAGGATCCCAGCAAGTATGACAAACTTTTACCTTAAAGGGTTTGGTTTTTACCGTCTGCGTCTTAAGTTCTTTTAACTTGTACCGTTGCCCACACCGGTCACATTCGGCAATTGCAAATTTACCAGAAGCAAACCGATTAGGCATAGAACATGTTCCTTGGAACAAATCTTAGCGGAGACGTATCCCGATCTTCCGCAGAGGCAACGTCCCACTGCTGTTCATATTCCATTTTTAATGCCGTAATTCGCTCAGGGTTTACCTCGGGTAGCTTCATGCTTAACTGGTATGCCAACCCTGCAACCATGCAAGGGATGAATCGGAATGGAATATCTTGTACGTTAACGCCGCTACCGGCATCTTGAATTCGACGCATGCGGTAATACACCAGTGTGTACTGGTCGCCCGGCGCGTTAGGAGTAGGCCAAATGTTAACGCATGGAATATTTTGGACGATCAATGACGCGTTATTGGCATGGGTTGCGGCAGTCGTGTTGTTCTGCCCACGGGCGCAATTGACCAATTGGTTACCCACAATGTTGGGGTAACTAATAATTTCGCTGTCTATTTGTATAAACCCAGAAGTGGTTAGGTTAGCCACCGAAGATACCGTAATAGTTGTATCTGTAGCCGAAATCCCACCTGTTTGGTTTATAACAATACTTGTTGTATTTTGTTGGCCCGATTGGCGGTTAAACCACATCTGGATTGGGCGACCTTGAGCTAACTTATTAGGGATGCTCATGTATGTAGGTTCAGCAATCCGGCTGATGTTGATATCAATCTGATTGGTAGTGCTGTTGTTCTGGCGAATAACAGAGTCCAAGATATCAATTGTGTTAACAGGCAGGGGGTAGATAGCTTGCCCGGTAACCAGCGGAATTTGCCCTTGCTCTACCGTCCAAAAGTTCAATCCACGGTTGGCCCACTCAATCGTCAAAATGTTTAACGAACGGCGGGCTGTGCGGAAGTTATAGCCAGTACGCAACTCTTGCCCGCAACGCTCAAACGCCTCTTCAATGAGGTCGTTCATGTCAAGGTTAAAGGTTGTTGTACCGGTGGTATTAGCCATTATCTAAACCCTGCTGTTTTTGCTGCCACTTTTGGTGGTTGTTTTACAAACTGTTTACCTGCCGCTTTACCTGCACGTTTGGCCCTAGTGGTAGCTGCGTACTCGGCGGGGCTAAGTGATTGTATTGCTTTCTCGGGTAGGTATCGCTCACCTGTTTTTGACGACGGCTTTCCCGACTTGGTACGCCACTTCTGGTCGCCCCAATCTTTTAGGGATTGCTGTGGTGCTTTCAATCTCTGTATCCCCCACCAGAAGCCTTGTACTTCTTGGCTACAAGCTGTGCTTTACGCGCTGACCATTGTCCTGCCCCAGTGCCTTGGGTAGCCGCTGCTTTTACTTGCGACACAATCTTCTTGCGTAGGCTTGGTTTTGTGTAATTACCTGCGGCGTTAACTTTGCCGCCCTCTTTGTATTGGGTAAAGTCAGTGCTATCCCTACGGGGGGTTTTCTTCCCCCCGGGCATTTTGGATGGGGCGATATCGCCCATACCCCGGCTCGGTCTCACTTTGCCATCCCGCCGCCGCACATCACCATAGTGCCACGGGTTTTACCTCGTTCTGCGCAACCATCAGCACGGGCGGAAGCGGAACCACCTTTTTTCATGCCTGTGGGTGGGTTTACAAAGCCACGCCCCGCGCCAGCCGAAGCGGGGGCCGGTGCAGTTTTATTTGCCGCCATATAAGCCGCCTCTAATTTAGCGGCATTACGTATATCGTCAATCTCTTGTTTGCTTGGGCGTGTCATGATTTGTCCTTAACACATTTTGCCTTTGGTCTTACCACGTTGGGCAATACCATCACCACGGCGGGAAGCGGAAGGTACGGAGCCACCTTTTTTAAACCCAAGAGAAGATTTAATACGCTCACTTACCGAACGAGTATCAGTAGGGCCAGACCCTTGACGAGCGCGTTCACGGCTCATACGGGCACGATCTGTTACCGACATTTTGGTTTCATCTTGGGCTTTATCACGCCCACTACCCGCATCAGATGTTGATCCCCCCGGTTGCCCAAACTTATTAGATGGAGGAGAGTACGATGACTTACTAGAAGCTAATTCCGTGGTATACGATTTACCATTCCAGCTAAAAGTTTTATCCCCACCACTACGTGCCGCAGCAAAGGCTTCTTTAAATGATTGTGGTTTAGATTTAGTTGAGTTATCTTCCTCAGATACGGAACTACCGTCTTCACCGTTGTAGCGCTGTACTTTTTTCATCATTTACTCCTTAGCAGGCTTTGCCGCCGCGTTTCATGGCAATGTCTTTGCCTTTAGTTTTGCCTTTGGAAGCAATACCGTCTGCGCTTTTATGACCAGCCGATAACCCGCCAGAAGCCATTTTTTTGGCTGCACCACCGCGCTTCATCATCTGAGCTTTGTCCATCATCATGTCTTTTTTGGAGCCTTCTTGCGCGGCTTTTTTCTTAGCAATCATTGCCATGAAAGGGTTCATCTTCTTCGTAGCCATATCACCACCTCGTTTAAAAGTTTTGCCTTTATCGGCCTTACTGAAATCTTGTCCCACGGACTGCGAAACCCCGGCTTTCTTGGCAAACGATGGGTTGTGGGCCACCGCTTCCATGAAATTGTGTTGTTTTTTACTTGTCGATGGCATCGTCTTTAAACCACCGCTGTACGGTATCGGTTTCCCAAATGCGAATACCCATCCAAATAATTGTAAAAACGCCGCCAATAAGTGTTACCACGGGAGTCATCCATCCTAAAAAACCACCAAGGCCCATTACTACGGCAGCGCCATCAGCCATTGTTTTTGCGTCATTTGCGTTGTTCATATCAGCATTTCCATCTAGCTAAGGAAGCCGCCTTACGAGTAGGCTTACCTTTTTCGTCTTTCATTGGCCCCGGCATACCAGACATCCGCGCACAAAATGAGTTCTTGCGTGCGCCGCCCTGCGGCTGGGGAGCTTTCAAATTAGACCCTGTAGCTGCGTTGTACTTAGCGCGGCCTTTGGCAGTCAAACCCGCCCCTTTGGAGACAGGCAGCTTCTCGCCACGACCTACTGCAAGGGATGGGTTCTTCTTAGCCATAGAATATTGTGATACCTGTTACCGTACCAACACTTGTTGTTAAATACAACCCAGTAGAAGCCAAGATGCCCTCACCGGGAACAAATATGCTAACCGTATTTGGGGTTCCAAGGCTTGCTATATCCATTGTGTACAGAATGGCTGCGGTAGCGCTACCATCTCTAATTTCAAATGTTGCTGCCGTGCTTGCCTTGGGGCTAACCACAAGTCCTTTGAGACGTGCGCGCCCAACGTAGTAAGAACCTGCTGCGCTCAGGTGTGCGCTTTTAACGTCTGTCTGTTGCATAATCAATCTCCTATAAAGCAGGGGCCGAAGCCCCTGAGATTAATTAAGCAGACGCTGGGTTAGCAGAACCGTCAGAGTCACGAACAATGTACTCAACAGTAACAGTAATCGTACCAGCAGTAGCATCGGCAGTAGCTGCGGTAAAAGTACCGTAAATGAGTGCGTCAGTTGTGCCAATGCTGTCATAAAGACCTGAAGTAGCCGCTGCAATGGTAGCTGGAGACGTTTGAACCGCTGAAGTGCCGGTGTTGACCGAAGCCATGTACAAGTTGGCAGTGCCGCTGCTACCAATGGTAACGCCGCAGTTAGACGCGCCAGTCAGAGCAACATTAACTTCAAGGCCAAAGCGAACAATCTTAGCGCCAGCAGGAAGCACAAACATCAGTTGTGCCGCAGGGCTTGCCAAAATAACCGAAGTAGGGGCCGTATAAGTCTGGGCAACAATAGTCGCGCCCATATTGCGGATTGTGCCAGCGGTAGTGCCGGTGGTGTTTTTGACCGTGCCAAGCAGCCAAGGGCCAAGGTGAGTTGCGAATCCCATGATAATTCCTTACATACAAGTGAAGTGCATCAATCGGTATGTCGTCTGCCGGGACAGTTTGATGCACCGGAAAACCCGGAATGGCTGCAATATATCACGGTTTTCTGAGGGGTGCAAGAATTAGTTGTTGGCGCAGGGAGTTTCAGGTCGGGCAGACCTGTCCAAAGATTTCCCAACTGATTACTATACGCCAACAAACCAATCATACAATAAAAAGGGCTCCCGAAGGAGCCCTAGTGGCAGGCCAGTCACCTCTACCTTACTGAATCCGATTAGGACGCGCCGGGGGAACCGTACATGCCCAGAGGGTCAGACCAGCCGAAGCTGTAACGCTCACGAGCCTTGTAACGGACGTTGCCGGTATCAAAGTCGCCGTCCATGCT